GCCGGCGTCATGCTCCCCGACAAGCGCAGCCCCGACGCCATGAAGCCGTTCAAGTACGGTCGTGACCCGGACATGTCGGCAGAGGCCGTGAGCCGTAGGCTGGGCTACAGCGTTGGCGATCCGGAAGGTGATGAGGCAGCGGCATGATCGAGACAATGGCTACGTCGTCGGAGCATCAAAGGACAAAGGATAGCAGAAAATGAAACACTTTGCCCCAGACCGGCAGACATCAATTCCCATGCACGAACGCATTGATTTGCTCGACGCATCAGAGCGCGATCAACTGATCCAGATGATCGACTTTGCGAAGACCTTCAAATGCGGCCATGAAGCACTCTATCAGCTTCACGCGAAGGGCCCGGTGTGGGACGGCGATGTCGTGTCGAAGAACGACCGCGATGTGTTTCTTGACATCGGGGCCTGTGCCAAGGTCTGCGTGAAGGGCGAGCAGGGATACAACGCCTGCACCTATTTCGGACGCACGCTCTTGCGCGTGTACGACTGGCTCCATGGCCCGCTGCCGGGAACAGAGCCCCTTCGGTAGCCGCCAGCGAAGCGATGGCAGGTGCAGCATGACCCCCACAGAATCCATGGTTGAGCATTCCCCGGCTAGGTTGGTTTCGCGCGCAGCTTCCGCAGCCTCGCCATGGATTCCCGTGCCTTGGCGCGGCGCTGCTCGGTCTTGCTGTATTGCTCCTGGTACGCCAGGTAGGCCTCGTCCATCTTCCGGGCAGCGTATCGCTCCGGCCCGAGCTCGCGCTGCCGCACACGCTCCCGCTCGACAAAGTCGGGATCGATCGCCTTGCGCACCGTATACGTGCTGCAACCGATCGCTCCCGCAATCGCGGTCACCGTCATGCCAGCCTTGTGCAGCTTGCGGATTTTTGCGTGCACGGACTTGGGGATTGTCGGTTTGCCGGTCACAGGATGCCTGCGTAGGCTCGGTCGGCCCAATCGACGGCGACACCGGGCATACGAGCCGCCTTGTCGTCCGTCCAGCCTGCCCAGCGACCGGAACCATTGTCTTCGTAGTCGGCAAAGGCAGCGTCGGCCTCTGCGACCATGCTGACTGGCACGCGCAGGTACAGCACCGTGTTGGCAAAGCCCTGCGAGACTTTGAGGTAGCGATAGCTGGATCGATTGGGGTGATTTGCCATCTGTCAGGCCTCCCGCACGATCGCGCCAAAGTAATTGCGGAAATACTCAGCCGGGACGCCCTGATCCAGATCAAAGTTACGGGGCGTGTCGCTGTAGGTGACGACGCCGGCAGCCGCGTCAGTGGGCCGGGTGAACATCCGTCCTGTGCTGTCGATCCGCAGATCGCGGTGCTGGTACTTGTCATTGTTGCCCGTGAGGTAGGCAACGATATCGTCCATCGCGACCGCGGCGTGGGTGGTCATGATCGGGTTGTCATTGTGCCAGTTGGTCATTTTTCGATCTCTGCCCCTGATCCCGCGAGGCGCCGTCGTCGGATCGATCCGACACCCGCAATATGTTACAATCCACGCACGCCGTCAATGGGGAAAATGCAGTGATCGATGAAAAACCGAACAGCGCAGAATCCATGGTTGAGCGAGTAGCGAGGGCGATTGCCGCGGCCTTCGAAGACGACTTCCCCGGCCGTCCTCTGCCGTGGAGCGAATATACGCTTCCGGCCCGCGCTGCGATGGTCAAGCGCGCCATTGCCGCTATCGAGGCCATGCGTGAACCGACACCCGCTATCATCGATGCCGTAAGCCAGGAGCTGCGCAGGCTCGGTGCCTGGGACGCGCTTCCCGGCGATGCGGCGGAGCAGATCATTGCGGTGATGATCGACGCAGCCATAGGGGATGAGACGTGAGCAGCAAAGTAGTGCAACCTGCTGTAAGGCCGCCGCCCCCGAACGCAGGCAAGGGCAGGGTAGCTGGTGTGCCCAACAAGACCACGTCGCTGCTCAAGGACGCCATTGTCATGGCTGCCGTAGCGGTGGGCAAGGATGGTGATGGCGCCGGCGGCCTACAGGGCTATCTTGAGCATCTGGCAATGGATGAGCCCAAGGCATTTGCCTCGCTCATCGGCCGCGTGATTCCGGTGCAGGTTGGTGGCGATCCGGACAGTCCGCTCCAGCACGAAATCACCATCAGGGTTGTCAGGCCTGAATGAAGGTTATCGAGGCAGAGGTTCCGCAGCGCCTGGAGCCACTGATCTACCCGGCACGCTACAAAGGCGCATATGGCGGCCGCGGTGGCGCCAAGAGCCATTTCTTTGCCGAGCAACTGGTGCTGCGCTGCTTTTCCCGCAAGACCCGCTGGGCGTGCCTGCGCGAGGTCCAGAACACCATCCGCGATTCGGTGCGGCAGCTGCTTATCGACAAGATACAGAAGCTCGGGCTCGGCTGGTTTTTCGAGGTGCTGGAAAACGAAATCCGCGCACCGAATGGATCCCTGATCGTGTTCAAGGGGATGCAGTCCTACAACGCCGAAAACATCAAGTCGCTTGAGGCTTTCGACGGTGCCTGGGTCGAGGAAGCGCAGACCCTTTCGCAGAACTCGCTCGATCTGTTGCGGCCGACGCTGCGCAAGGAAGGTTCGGAGCTGTGGTTCTCCTGGAATCCGCGCTTCAAGACCGACCCGGTGGACAAGTTCTTCCGCAAGTCGCCGCCGGCAGACGCTGTATCGGTTATGGTCAACTGGAAGGATAACCCTTGGTTTCCGTCCGTCCTGCGCAAGGACATGCTGCACGACTTCGAAACCGATCCCGATAAGGCTGAGCACATCTGGAATGGCGCCTATGGCTCGCTCCAGGGCGCCATTCTCGCCAAGTGGGTCAACAAGGCACGTCGGGAGGACCGTATTGTCCCAACCGCCGTGTTCGATCCGCTTGGAGCGCCAGTAGAGATCAGTTCCGACATAGGCTATCGCGACACGGCCACATGGTGGTTCTGGCAGCGCAAGCTGGGCGGCTATACGGTATTTCGCTGCATCAGCGGCAGCGGCATGGATGCCGACGATTGGGTGCCGGAATTGCAGCGCGAGATGACCGCACTCGGCATCGACATGATGCGGCTGGGCAAGATTTGGCTGCCGCACGATGCTCGGGTCAAGACCTTCCAGTCGAAGCATTCGTCTTTGGAGCGCTTCATCGCGGCCTTTGGGGTGAACAAGCTCGGCATTGTCGCGCAGTCGAAAAAGCGAGACCAGATCGAGGCAGCGCGCTTCATCATCGACAAATGCGAGATCAACGCGGTGGCCTGCGAGGATGGCATCGACGGGCTCGACGCATGGGAATTCGAATATAACGAGGAGACGCAGACGTTCTCCCGCGATCCCCTGCACAACTGGGCCTCGCATTGGGGAGACGGCTTCGCCTACGGCTGCCAGGTGATGCAGGAGCTTGAGCCGGTGAAGGCGCCAGAGCCTGGCCGCACGCTGGTGGTTGGCGCCGGCAGCACGGCCACACTGAACGACCTATGGGATACCGGGCCACGAGAGAGCGGGAGGATATGAGCATGGCACTCGCCCCAATAGCCGCCGAAGGCGAGGAAGAACTGCGCCAGCTCCGCGATGAATGCGAACGGCGCAGGGTGCCGTATCTCATGGCAGATGATGCGGATGGACTGAGAGGGCGACTGCGTGAAATCGATGTAGCAGACGCGGCTTTGCGGCAGTGGGACTGATGCGGTAGCGTGGATGGATGCGTTGCCTGAGTTCACGCAGAGCAAAAGCCGGCCGCCAAAGCGCCACATCAGATTTGACTGATTTCGTGAACAATGCTACCAAGAATGTCCGTGGGCTTCCCTGCCGGGATGACAACGGAAGCATCTGGCCAGACATTACGCGAAACGGCTGACGAGCCTATGAAATTTAGGCGAAACGTTCACTGAAACGTCCCGTGGAGTCACCCCTGTCTGGGAATAACTGGTGACCTAGGCCCGGCAACATTTGACCGTTTTATCGAACAGTGGTAAGCGGGTTCCTGTGACGAACCGGGACGCGGCGTTGCCGCACCGCACCCGCCACCTCCATGCAGGCCACGCGCGCCATGCGCATGCACGAGGTTGCCGATGTCGTCACTCCCTCCGTTCACGCCGGTCTCCACCGCGATCCTCGCCGTCACCGACGCGACGGGCAGCGCCGCGCTCAACCGCAGCGGCTCCAACCAGATATTGATCTACTCGCCCGCCGCCAATGACGACGCATTCATCCGATTTGGCGACTCCACCGTAGAGGCGGAGGTAACCGATAT